CCGCAGATATTGCCACACTTAAACAGGTGACAACAGGCATCTCTTACTCCAACGCTGGTGCCATCGATATGACAACAATAGATAACAACTTAACGATAACAGGAACATTAACAACAACTCCCACATTGGCAACGCAAACGTATGTGAATACGGCAATAACAAATCTTATTGATTCTGCTCCTGCTACGCTCGATACGCTGAACGAGTTGGCAGCTGCATTGGGCGATGACCCCAATTTCGCGACTACTATCACAACATTAATAGGCACAAAAGCATCACTTACAGCAACACAGACAATAACGGGAATTAATACACTATCGAATCCATCAAATGTGTTATACGGAAATGGTGCCAATTTAACGGGGATTGTTTCATCTACTATAACCATAGCGGATAGCAATCTGGGGACAACTTATTATCCCGTATTTGCGACTGCTGGTGCTGGCACCAAGTCCTTATTCTTTGATAATATTACATCACCATTATCATATATACCAAACACAGGAACATTACAAACAACTACATTTAAAGCAGGGACTGCGTCGTTCCAAAACGTTGGGGTTAATACGCAAATCATAAATTCATCGAATGGCGGGCCAATCCAAATGTTTTGTAATACAGCTGGTGGAGTTCAGGTGGGTAATTTTTCATTATCTGCTACTCAACTCAATCTTACTGCTCCAATATCACAAACTACAATTCCTGCCGGAAGTATATCACTTTTTATGGGTGCCACTAGTGGAACATCATTTAATTTTATGCCTCTTACAGCTGGTGCTGGTTCATATAACCCAACCACAGTTGCTGGTGATTCTGTATTTTTCACGGCAGGGGCATCTATATCTACTGGCAATATAAACATAACTACTTGGAGTTCTACCGCTGTAGGTGTAAGAATAACCCCCACGACTGTTGTAATATCAGGAGATGCTTCCTTCGCATCGATTCCTTCTTGTTCTGTTGCTCCTACCACTGCTAACCATCTCACGAATAAAACATATGTCGATACCGCTTTATCAGGTGCTTTAACAAATTATGTTACAACAAATACTGTTCAAACCATAACAGCAAACAAGACATTTCAAAATACCAATATTATTTTAAGTGCTGGAGGAACAAACACGGCAACAATAAATCAACTAGTAGGCACTACCAATATAGGTGTTGACTCAGTTGATAACACTACGGCATCTATAACAGGGATAATACCCAACTTGAATATAAGTTGTATTGTTCGGCAAGACGCGGCAACCGCAATCCAAGCAGGTGGTGCTATTACTGGAACCAATATTGTTGTTCCATATACAAACTTCTTCTTATTGAGTTCTACGATTACGGTTTCAAATATTACTGTTATATCAATTACCACTATATCAAGTGCACAAATATTATCGGTTGGGTCAACAATGTCATCATTTATTGGCACTCGATTTGCACTTGGCACATATGTTACAGGCATTGTTGGTGGTGGGCAATATACTATTTTTCCATTCGCGTTGGGTGCATCATTTCCAGCTGCTTCAACAACAACCATTTATAATGCATTGAACCGCCCCTATTTGGTCGGGGGTAATTTCTCGGGAACAATTAATTTTGATTTTAATAAATCACTCAATTTACAAATCAAGGATACATCATCTGTTATGAAAAATGCGGTTGTAATAACACAGGACAAAATCGAAATGAATACCCCAGTGCATTTGAAAAATACATTCTCATACTTTCAAGGCCCTACTATTACGGCATCCATCGCGTTGGACTGGCTTGCTGCATCATTGGCACAATTCTATTTGATTACATCGGTAGCGGCTACTACTATTACGCTCCCAGCTCCTATCGCCAAATATGCTGGCACTTATATCATCTTTAAACGTAGGTCTCAAACCCAAGTTATTACATTCAGTCCCTTGGGGGGAGGTTCAATTATGATGCCACACAATACTGTTGTGATGGCTCCATCTTTCGGATTGACTGCCACGCAATACGGATGTCAAGTTATTACTGACGGGACATATTGGTTTCAAATGGCACTCAATTAAAAGATGAGTGCCAACAATAGAATATAACAATACTTGACAATGAGTGCTTTGACTATAATTTTAACTTGCTCGACAAGTTCGTCTGAATGGACGGCCCAAATATCTCGCAAAAAAAACAACACAGGTTCTTAACCCTCTGCTTATTACGTCGCCACAGTGTCGTCTTAATAACCTTCTCAAATACCAGTTCTAAGACCATCTCCACGAGTGCCGAATCTTCATTGAAATACGTCTTACACACATCCACTACTATCTCCCGTTTGGTATCTCCCTGTGATGGCTTATTAAATATGTCTTCTACTATTTGTGCCACGAAAAGCACAACACTATGATTCAACTGTAATTCGTGTATGTCAAAAATATCGAATGCCTTCTTTATTTCTACCGTGGTATCGGTCTTCATTTTCATCAACTTAAGCGTTTTTTTTTTGTGAGTGTATCCCTTAATGCCAGATAGATTTAAACGCGTCTTTGGCAGTTCAATAGGTGGCGTATCGCTGATTGACCCCCCAACACTGCTTGTAGCATCATCAACCAAGATATTTGAAAGGTTTGCGACATTATTTGCTTGAGGTATGACAAGTCGAACATTATTCATACCATATACCAACATAATAATAATAATGTTGGCATATTATAAATGGAATTCAATACACCAAAAATCAACTTTATGCTACGAATGAAAGACATCTCAACATCCAATGTAGTGAATAATTACCCACTTGCCAATATAGTTGGCTCTATTTCGCAATACCGAACAAGCATTAAATGGAACTCTATTAATATTCAGAACATTATTGGAAGAGACCTATATTCGAAATATGACATATTCAATATTCAAATGGTGAGTGCTGGGTATTCGATTGGCACTACTGTATACGGGACAACTGCTGATGACCGCTGTGTAAATATTGCGATGTCTGGGCTTGATTGGCAAGGTTCAAACTACAATATCGTTACACTGAATAAGACGGCTGAAACAATAATGCAATGTGCTATTTATGGGGGACAAGCCGTATCAAATGTAGGCACTATAATTCAAATGCCCGCCATCTCGTTCCGCAAGTGTATCACAACAGACATCACAATCAATTTATATACTGTGCTGGGTATTCCGCCCGCTACCAATATTGGAACGATGTTCCCCCAAATGTCATTTAGTTTTATCATTACCCCTGTTGTATAGTTATTTTCTCATCCAATGTATAATGCAATACGTCATCGAAAAAGCTTCTTTCAGTTTGAAAACCAATGACATTACTATCAGTGATACATTTGCCAATTACCCCATCTCCAATGTAGTTGGTTCTGTTAATGCTACTCGCACTATCACTACGTGGAATTCGGTCAATTTTGAGAATATACTCGGCGACTTATATAATAGATATGAATTATTCAACCTTCGGGTGCGGATGGTATCTTACGGCCAAACAGTCGCATATGGTGTCACCGCGGATGACAGAACCATCACATTCCAGATGGACGGGCTTAACTGGGTTGGCTCGAATTATAATGTGGCATCCCTTAACAGTTCGAGTGTTGCGACTCTTGCGAATGCGACCTTTACACAAAACGTATCTGCCATTATTCCATTGGAAGAATCATTTATACTCACATTCCAAAAACAGAAGACCGCTAATATTACCATCTCGATGTTGAATGCGAATTTCGTTGTTCCCGCCTTAAATGCTGCAACACAGATGCCAAGGGTTGCTTTTTGGTTCGATGTTATTCCTGTTGTTGATGTTATTAACCCCCCATCGCACATATCGCTTGCTGGTTCGAAGTGTTCGACGCTATCTGCGTATTACTTGGCTGGCACTACTGAGATGGATAATATTGATATGTATGCTGTGCTTGGCCGTGAGAATTTCGAAATAGGTGCCAAATATAATATTGTATTTAAGTTCGGCCAGTCGGCCATCTGGGCTGGCTCGCAGGTGGCCGTGAAGGGCGGTGTATTTAATATCATCTCGACTGGTATGCGATTCCAGAATTATGAGACGTCGATTGGTAAGGTGGGCGTGCCAATGCAGTTGGTGAATTATGCTTCATTCACGGGGGTGAGTGGTGATGCTGCACTACCTGTCATCTTGCGAACCAATACAAGCAATATTATGACTTTCACACTCGAAGCACAAATATGCCAGTTCATCATACGATTCCAGAATTTGGTTGATAACACTGAATATGCGGTGGCAATGTCAAACACATTGTTATTGTTTGACATTTGGAAATGTGTCAACTAATTATTTCTTGACGTATAACAGTGCCTGCATTGAACTGTTCCCCATTGCGGATGCTGTATTCTGTAATTCTTCCAAATCAACATTACCAAATTTCTTGGTTAGGTAAATATGTCTTAGCATACTGGTGCTGATTTTCTTCCCAAATATCTCATTCAACCTATGAGTCATTTGCGGGCTACTGAGTCCATTGTGTTTGGCATCAAATAACACATAATCACAACCATCGGGAATGACGCGAAACCATTTGTTGAGAATCAGTTTCAATGGTTTGCTCACTTCGCATTCTTGTATCCCATATGATTTGGCTGTCTTATAATTCTGGAATACAAATTTGTTAGCCTTGATATCAATGTAGTTATCAGTTGCCTTATCAATATTTCGCCATTTCATCATTCCATAGTCGATACTCCTTCTGGGTGCTTGAAATAGCCCGCCTGTGAGTGCCAGTATAACCCATTTCATAATCTCATTTAAATCTGCCGGCGTATGCTGTGCCTTTTTCAAGCAATGTTTTGCGTTCGATTCTAACCCGTTAAATATTGCTTCCACTTCTTCTGGCTGAATCATTCCAATCTCTTGGGCTGGCGTCTTCTCCTGCTTTAATTGATTCTCATTATATTCGTGAATGTCTCCCATCATCACGCGGGTATATGCTGGGTTCTTTGTTAATACAGATAATCCTGCCAATACTGTCTTTCGCTTGTTGAATGGAACCTCCTTAAGATGTTCCAAAATATGATTATCATCATTAAAATGTGCGAACTTATATTCGTGGTCATCGTAGCACTTATCATATATATTCTTGAGAATAGATTTATATGTCTTAATACTTCCTGCTGATAAATGTGGGCGATTCTCGATGACTGTCTTTATGATTTCCTCCATATATTTGTTAAACATAATAAATTTGGTTAAACATCAAAAACATCATTTGTTAGATTTGTTAGATTGAAATGAATTATTATAAAGTGTTATCATATGAGTTCTATTATTGAGATTGATTCCAAACTGAAGAAGATGCCCCCTATCAAAGAAGCAATGAATATATTTCTCGATGGCATCAACCGCAACCTCCCGTGTAGGAACGGATTCGTCTGGGCTATCTCTGGCTCTGGTGGTTCTGGCAAATCGAGTATGTTGCTGAACTTCTTTAAATCTGCTGAATACTACCGTGGCAAGTTTAATAATGTTTATGTATTCACTCCACTCACATCTTTCCTGTCAGTGCATAAGCATCCATTTGAAAAACACGATAAGGTATTTCACGATATAGATGAAGAGATACTCGAAGATATTGAAGATGAACTACTATCAATTAAAGAGGAATGTTTGTCGCTCGATTGTGCTATGGAGAATTCGCTCATCATAATCGATGATATGGGTGGCTCATTAAAAGACAAGCACCTTATTAAGGCACTCAATAAAATGATTCTGAAAACCCGTCATATTAACTGCTCTTGGGTTTTCACTCTTCAGTCATATTTTATGCTCCCAAAAATATTGAGAAAACAAATGAATTACATTACGATATTCAAGCCAAAGAATACAGAAGAATGGGCGTCTGTTGCCAAGGAGGTGTTTCAAATTGCGAAGGACAAACAACAAGAACTCTATGATTACGCTTTTTTGCAACCTTATCAACATCTCGATATTGACCTCTTTTCTGGGAAGATGTATAAGAATTTTAATGAACTCCAATTGAATTAATTATCTCAATACTTTATATGCCTGTCTCAAAAGTGATGAAGAAGAAGAAAACCAAGAAGTTAAGTAATGCGGACATATTGAAACTCATCAAGAAGTTAAAGCCCAAGAACCAGAATACAGTTCGCATCCAAATTGGCGACAAGACCACGGGTGCTACGGGTGCCAAGAGTGGCAGTGTTCCGGCATACGCCCCTTCTCCATATGTTTCATTCGTTCATACTAATCCTCCATCTGCTCCACCTCATTTACCGTCTGCCCCATTGCCTCCCGCTCCATTACCTCCTGCTCCTGTATTCAACTTTCAACCCAGACGCATTACGACCCCCCCTGCTGTTATTCGGGCTACTGATAGGCCTGCTACTCGATTGTCGTATGCCCCTACCCAGAGTGAGAAATTTAAACAACCTGCTCTTGAACTTGAACGCGATATTGAACGTGAAGAACTCCGCAAAGTAACAAAAAAGCTGGCATTGCAAAAACTTGAATCAACGGTTTATTCTCAAGCCAAACAATTGGCATCCAACCCAATGTTGATGACTGAATATGAGAACCGAATGAAATTCGAAGCACCTCGGCGATTCCAACCATCTACCCTTGGTGGTTCCTCGTCTCAACCCTTTATGAGTGATTACCCCACCCAAAACGACATTTATGAGAGTTCTCGCATTCAAACAGTTGGCGGAACCGACCAGATTGGCGTCCGAAGCAATTTCAATATGTCGAGTGATACGTGGACGCTTTCACCAAGCGGGGATGTGCCTGAATCCGCATTGCCAGTCCCTACTGTATCTACCTCGCAATTCATTGAAGAACAAGCACTACCTGCTTCCACTGAAGCCCCGCCTGTTGAATTTGTTGATTATGGTTCATATAAACCCGCTGCCGAACCTCTCCCATCTATCACGCTAACTCCTTCTGAACGTGTTATCCAAATCAATAAACTCATTATGGCTGGCCGGTTTGATATTAGCGAATACAATATACCGCCTTCTTACCTAACCACCAGTGGACGATTGAAGGCAAACATAACGAATCGGTATTTAAATCCCATTTGGACTGATTCACAGAACATTTAAATACCCCGTTATATTATGTCATCTCCCACTGTTGTATGTCTTGTTAAGCCGTCTGCCATTATTAATTATGAACTATCTCCACTGGGTCATTTTCGATTCCGCCTCTTCTTCGCCAATGGCAAACGCATTGATATCGGTGTCGCAAGTGGCAACTATTATATAGACCACGCGATTGAAATACACCGCCGTGATTACTATCGGTCTCTCAATTGTAATGAGTGGGATAAACTCTACGCTCGAACTCCGTGCCGTTTTGTATTTGAATCCATCATTTTAAATGGTAAGTATCCAACTATTGTGGAAAATATCAATCTATACAACGATGGCTTAATCCTTTAGCAAATTAGTATAATTAGTTTATTTGCGGAATTTATAATATTTATAGAATGTATAATATGTTCCATCACCAAGTCGAAGTCGAATCCGAAGTCAAACAACCCGTAAAGACTTATTCATTCTATCGCATCCATTGCAAAGATACAGATGTAAATGACTCCTATATTGGTAAGACTACTCATTATGAGGCACGCATATCACAACATAAGATGCTATCCAATGACAGTGATTTAAAACTGTATCGATGTATCTCCCAGAACGGGGGTTTCAATAACTGGATTTGCCAATTGGTTCATACTGAGGCGTGCACCGAGATTGCTTCCACTTTCATCGAGTTTGCCCTCTTTAAGCTGTTTGAACCAACACTTAATACAAGAATTCCAAGGGTTGCTTTAAATGTTTTTCAATCAAAGAAGATGGATTATAACCGATTGGCTTGTCAGACGAACTATGCTATCAAACACAAATGCCAATGTGGATGGGGTGGCTCGAAGATGTCATATTCTCATCACGTGAAGAAGTCAAAACAACATTCTGCCTATTTGGATGCTGAAGCACTACATAATGAAGTGTTTAGCAACGCAATCAATCTGGATGACATCAACATCCCTTGTGCTGGCGGATGTCTTGATTACAATAACCTTTAATAATCTTTGTTCGATTTAATTTAAATCTAACAAATCTAACAAATGATGTTTAATACGTATCCACACTATATAAATCCATATGATGACTCTGTCTATGAACCAATGCTATGTTCTTGCTTGTGTCGCATCTATTATGATATTCTCATTATTTATGAGTGTTTGTGATTGAATATGCTTTTAATGACGGACTATATTCTTATATCAATTTAAAATTATCTCATACTATTACATTAAGGAAGAATGCCATATTGTGAATATACAGATAAATTAAAACAACAATTACGCAAAGCCAAGGAAGCATATCGTCAACGAAATCTGGATAAGTGCAGAGAACAGAATCGAAACCGATTACGATTTCTCACAGAAGTTAAGAGACTTCGCAATATATCTATTTTTGATTAATTCAATTCAAAAAATTGAAATGAATTAATTACAAACAACTTAAAATTATTATCTCACAATATATAAATGGAACATATTAAGGAACTTGTCGCTCAAAAATACTCTCTTTGGAATGTTGAAATTGGTAAAGCACCTTGCAATCATTACGGGCATAGAATGATTGGTTGGATTGATAAAACATATGATGAACTTGTAGAAGAACATAATTATAATTCAACCTTGTGGGGGATGAAAATGGGATTGCACGAAAACGGAAAACGAACATTGTCTCTTGATTTTGATGTATGTGGAGAAAAGAACGAGACAACTGGGAAACGTATGGGATGCCCTAACACAACCCGTATGCTTACGGATTTGTTAAATTTCAATCCTAAAATGAATGGGCTTTTTACTTCTTCTACTCAAGGGAATATGAATATTTTAATTGAATATTCACAATGCCCTCAAATTTGTGAGTTGGTTAAACGTCTTGCTACTAACAAATTTCAATGCGACTCTCTTGAGATTCTACTTGGCGGAAATCAAGTAATACCTCCTTCTTCTACAAAATGTAAAATTACAAATGGCATTAATTTTCCTCGGCTATTTGTATCATCTCAACCATTTTATGTTTTGACTGAATTCGCTGATTGCTTTGTAGTCAATTTTTTGAAAGAATTAATGACTAACAAATTACAAGTAAAACCATCTATTATAAAACCGGTTGCCCTTCGTATCCAAAGTCCCACAACTGTTGTGGGAAATCCGCTCGAACATCAGGTAATAAATATAGATGATAAATATTTAGATTTGCTTCATAATGTGATTAAGAACGACCTTAAACCAAATGGAACCGCAAAATTAAATTGGGATAACTGGTTTCAAATAGCGGGAATTTTAAAGTATAACGGTTATACTATTGATATTTGGAATGCGTTCTGTAATCGAAGTGTATCAAATAACCCATCTTATTCAATTAGCGAATGGAATGGAATTAAAAATACAACTCCTATGTCTATCTTTGGATTACAATCAATTGCAAAAGAAATCAATCCAATTGAATATAAAGAGTGGTTGATTCGTCATAATGTGTATTTTATTAAAGCGGATGAACTCGATGACCCATATAAAGTAGCAATGGTTATTTCAAAAACATTAAAAGAAACACTTGTTCTATGCCACGAAAATTGGTATATGCTTACTGATTCTAACCTTTGGCGACAACAAAAAGAACCAAGTTATTACATCATTAATGAATTGCGAAAATATATCGATGAGAGTAATAAACAACTTGTT